GGTGATATATAAGAATGGGTAATATCATTGTCATTGATGATTTTTTAGATGATCCAGAATTTTTTAGAAAGTCTGCATTGAAATGGAGGGGTATTTGGTCTAAGAAGGGAAACCATCCTGGATTGAGGAGTGAGCATATATCTAAAATTGATTTAAAACCTATGGAATTAAATCAAATGGTAAAGTTTAAATATGTACATGATGAAGAAGATTTTGCTTTACACACTTATAAAGTAGCTAGTAATGGTTTTGAATATGGTACTAAAGAATTAAATGGCTCTACTGCAATCGTAGGCTCAAATCAAATAACCAATTTAGTAGGTGTAGAAGAAATAGTAGCAGAACCTTTTGCACCTACAATAATAAAGCCTATACAAGAGGTATTTCCAAATTTTATAATACCTGTTATATATGGTTCACAGGGTAATAATACTTTTGATAGTATTGATAATGCACCAAGAATATTATATAATAATGGTAGAGTAAATGGTAATTATGATGTACCAGGTCAAAATGGTGTAGCGGGTGGTATAAAACCTGATTATTTACAATTCTCACATTTTAATCCATCTATACCTGCTGATGACACATCTTATGATTATAATTTTGGTTCATGTCAATTATTTCCTAATGTAGCACCTGTATCACAACCAGTAAACAATTTATATAATATATATCACGCACCATATTACAATGAACTTTATGATGTTAATACAAGAATAATGACCTGTAAAGTTTATTTAAATGCTGCTGATATAAATACATTTGATTTTAGAGATAAAGTAATGATAAAAAATAAAGTATATAGAGTTAATAAAATAGACTATAAACCTAACGCTTTATCAACTGTTGAATTTATATTAATACCATAATGAGTAAAACAATACAAACAAAAAAAGGATTAGTATTAAAACCTGATAGTATATCAGATTTAGGTAATGTTACATTTACTGATGGTACTCTTACAGGTTTATTTGCAGATCAAAAAACTTGTGAAGCGTATGGATATAAATATAATTTAGCAACAGGTACGTGTAGTGCATTTACAACAAACTTTAATATAGTAGGTTCTGTTACAGAAAGAAATAAAATTAATTTAGGAACAAATAATGAAATACCTGCAAATGCACAAAATAATTTAGTTGTTGGTACTAATAATTTACAAGATGGTTTTAATAAAAACACTTTTATTTTAGGTAATGAACATGAAATAGAAGCAACAATAAAAAACGCATCTATATTAGGCGGTTCAAGAGCAACAGTAAATAGACAATCAGAAGTATCAATAGGTGGTGGTCAAAGAACAATATCAGATAGCACAGATGCAGCAACTTTTAACAGTAGAAGAAAAACATCAACATTAGAATTATCTTGTGTTACAATAGATAATACTGCAACTAATATGACTATACAAGGTGATGGAGAAAGTTTTATAAATGTAGAAAACAATTCTATAATAGGATATGATATTTATGTAACAAGATTAGAACTTGGTGGTTCATCAGGTGTAGTAGGTAATTACTCTTATAGAAATATTAGAGGTGCAGTCAAAATTGACAATTCAGGAACAATGAGTTTTGTAGTAGGTTTTAGTAGAAATATAGCAAAGATAGGACAAAATGGAACTTGTATAATGGCAGATAGTACAATAGGTGGAGTACCATCTATTAGTGTAAACGTACAAGATAGAAACAACGTACATAATTTATGGAGTGCTTCAGTAACATTACATGAAGTTATTTCAGAAACAACATTTTAAAATATGGCAAAGCAAGAAATAGTAGAAGCAATAGTAAAATCAAATATAGGTGAAGTAGCTGATGGACTTGATAAAGCTAAAAAAAGCACAAAAGAATTAGCAGATAGTACAAAAGATGCTGATAAAGGTTTTGGTAGAGTAGGTTCAGCAGTTAGAGGTATTGGAACTGCACTTAAAGCAGCAGGTATTGGTTTAATAGTAGCTTTATTTGTAAAATTAGCTGATGTATTTAGGTCAAATCAAAAAGTAGTAGATATATTTAATACATCTATGAAATTTTTAAGTATTGTATTTAATGACTTTTTTAAATTTTTAGAAAACAATATAGATACTGCATCAGGTTTTATGGATAAAATATTTGGTAATAAAACTGTTGCAAGTATTGTAAATTTTGGTAAAATATTAGGACTTGAAGTAATTACAAGAATAAAAAACCTTATACAAGGTATTGGTGGTTTAGGTAAAGCATTAACATTAGTATTTGAAGGTCAATTTGAAGAAGCTACAAAAGTTGCAGGTGAAGCAGTACAAAATTTAACTGATTATGTAATAGGTAATAAAGAAGAAACTGCAAAAATGGAAGATCAAATTACTAAGGTTACTAATAAAATAATAGATTATGCTGCATCTACATATGAAGCAGCTGGTGCATTAGTAGAATTAGATAAAGAAGCAGAAATAGCAGCAGCTCTTAATGAAAAAATTATAGAACAAAAAGATAGAGAAGCTGAATTACAAAGACAAATTAGAGATGATGAAACAAAGACAATGGAAGAAAGAATGGAAGCAAGTCAAAAACTTAAAACTATTTTAGATGAGCAAGAAAAGGCTATGTTAGCTAATGCAGAAGCAGTTACAAAAGCAGCTCAAGCACAATTTAATTTAACTAAAAATGATGCAGATTATTTATTATTAATACAAGCACAAAAAGAAGAAGCAGCAGTATTAGCACAAATAGAAGGTTTTAGAAGTGAACAAAAATCACAAGATATTGCCTTGACTAGAGAACAAACAGAAACTTTAAAAGAACAAAAACAAGTAGCATTAGACAATGCACAAGCACAATTAGAAGCGTATGGACAACTAGCAGGTGCATTAAGTGGTTTAGCAGGTGAAAACAAAGCATTAGCAGTAGCAGGTGCAATAATTGATACTTATGCAGGTGCAAATAAAGCGTTTGCAGCAGGTGGTCCTGCTGGTTTTATTACAGGTGCAGCTATAATAGCTTCAGGTTTAGCTAATGTTAGAAAAATAATGGAAACAGATGTAGGTAGTGGTGGTGGAGGATCAGCACCTACTGCTCAAGCACCTGCACCTCAAATGTTAAGTGGTGCATTTGATTTAAGTGGAGTACAAGCACCAGAACCTGTACAAGCGTTTGTAGTAACTGATGATATGACTAATAGTCAAGATAAGTTAGCAACAATAAGAAGGAGAGCAACAATTTAAAAAACAAATAAATATTAATTTAATCTATATATAAATATGCCGTGTAAAAAATGCAAAGATGGAAAATATAAGTGGGGTAATACAGGAGAATGTAAATACGACACTATAAAAGAATGTGAAGAAGCAAATAAAGACTATTACGAAAAAACTACATCTATTGTAGAACTCGTTATAGAAGATGATAATGAAGCGTTAGCAATAGACGCTATTAGTTTAGTATCAGCACCAGCAATAGAACAGGACTTTGTGTATTTCGGAAAAGAAAAACACAACCTTACATTTGCAAAAGTAGATGAAGAAAAAAGAATGTTAGTTAGTCCAGCACTAATACCAAACAAACAGATATTTAGATACGACCCTAATACTGATTCAGAATACTATGTATATTTTAGTCCTGAAACTGTAAGACAGGCAAGTGAGTTATATCTAAAGCATAACAATCACCATAAAGCAACACATGAACACAACGAAAGAGTATCAGGTGTTTTAACAGTTGAAAGCTGGATAATAGAGGACCCTAAAATGGATAAATCTAAAGTTTATGGCTATAATTTACCCAAAGGAACTTGGATGGTAAAAATGCGTGTAGACAATGATGACCTGTGGCAAAAAGTGAAATCAGGCGAACTGCGAGGTCTGAGTATAGAAGGTTATTTTGTGGATAAAATGCAAAAGATGTCAGAAAGACAACCTACGGATCAAGAAATACTAAGTGCTTTAAATGAGATTATAAGAGAAACTAATAAACCACAAAAGGTAGAGTTAGCATTAGTTGATGATTTAAAAGATTTAATAAAAAGAGGTTTATCTATTGAAAAAAAATTAGCAAATCAAATTACAAGTTATAATGGTTTACTAAGAGCAGGTGGAGAATTTAAAAAGAAATATGGCAATTTAGTAAAACAAGCTAAAGAATTAGGTGTAGATGTACCAAGTGAATTAAAGAAATTAGAAGAAATTGCTGAAGGTTTTGAAAAAAAAGGTAATGCACTTAAAAAAGTATCTAATTTATTTAGTTAATATAAAAATCAAATAAATATATAATTATTCTATCATATAGTATAAACTTTAATTAAAGAGAACACATTATGGATTTAAAAAAGCAAATTAAAATAGCATTAGGTTTGGAAACTGAAGAAGAAGTAAAATTAGGTTTTCAAGCTAAAACAGAAGATGGTACAATTATTGTATCTACTGCTGAAGAATTAGAAGCAGGTGTAGACATTTCAGTATTAACTGAAGATGGAACTACAATATTATTACCTGTTGGAACGTATAAACTTGACACAGGCGTATCTTTTAGAGTTGAAGAAGAAGGTATTGTTGGTGAAGTTATAGAGTCAGAAACAGAAGAAGAAGATACTCCAAAAGAAGAAGAAATGGCTGAAGAAGATAAAGATGATTATGATGAAGAAGCTGATGTAGCAGATTGGGAAGGTATGGAAAAACGTATCAAAAACTTAGAAGATGCAGTTGCTGATTTAAAAAGAGAAATAGGAGAAACAGGAGATGTAGAAGAAATGAGTGAAGAAACTACTGAAGAAGAAGTAGTAGAACCAAGAAGTGATAGTCCTAAGACAGTTACAACTAAAACAACTGAAGTAGTTGAGTTTTCAGCAGAAGATGAAATTAAAAAGTTAAAAGAAGAAAACGAAAAACTAAAAACTGAATTAGCAGAAAGTCCAGCAGATGCACCTGTTAATACAAATAAATTTAGTGCAGATAGACCTGTACTAACAACTAAACAATATAACAAACTTTCTAGACAAGAAAGATTTTTATACAACTTAAATAAATAATAAACTAAAAAAAATTATGGCAACAACATTTACAACAACTAGCAATTTTAGTGGTAAGTCGGCTGGATTTTATATCTCAGCAGCACTAAAAGAAGCAACATCATTAGATTATTTAACTATCATTGAGAATGTTAAATTTAAATCTAATATTCAACAAATGGCAGGTTCAGATGCGGTAAAAGATGCAACTTGTAACTTTGACCCACAAGGTACATTAGCACTTACTGAAAAAGTATTAGAACCTAAAAATTTACAAATTAATATGGATCTTTGTAAATCTACATTATTAGATTCATGGGAAGCTCTACAAATGAGAGCAGGTGCAGGCGCACCACCACCACCATCTTTTGAAGATTATGTAATATCTTACATGGGAGAAATTATTGCAGATGCAACAGAAGAAAGCATTTGGGAAGGTACTGCAGTAGCAGGGAAATTTAATGGTTTCTTAGGTGCAGCAACAGGTTACTTATTACCAGGTGTTGATGCAACAGTTATACAATCAAGTGCATCAGCAGCATATAGTGCAGCAAACATTATTGCAAACTTACAAACATTAACTGCTGATATGGCAGCTAATATATCACCAATTTTAAGAAAAGAAGATTTACATATTTATATGAATGCTAAGACTTACGCATTCTATGTATCAGCAGTATCTACATTAGGATATGTTAATGCTTACAACATGAATGGTGATTATGAGCCTGTATTTGAAGGTTACAGAATTGCAGTATGTCCAGGAATGGCAGATAACCAAGTAGTAGCTGCAAGAAAATCAAACCTATTCTTTGGAACTGATTTAGTATCAGACCACACAAGAATTACATTAATGGATATGGCAAATCTTGATGGTTCAGATAACATGAGATTAGTAGCTAGATATTCAGCAGGTGTACAAACAGGAGTTGGTGCAGATATTGTAAGACAATCATAATAAACAATAATATGGTAGGGGTGTAAAAACCTCTACCTTAACTTTAAAATAAATAAATATGGCGTGTACAGCATTAACAAAAGGTAGGTCACTTACTTGTGATAGAATTGCAGGTGGTATAAAGAATGTTTATTTTGGGGTTTATGATGATTTCAATGCAAATGCTACAACAGGTGAAATATTAGGTACAGGAATAGTTATATCGGCTGGAGAAGT